CATCCAGATTTTCGGCAGGCCATTGAAAGAGGACGCGAATTTTCCAAGGGGTGGTGGATAAAAAAAGGTAGGACTGGATTACATGATAAAACTTTAAATAGTCAATTATACCAGTTAAATATGCGCAATCGTTTTGACTGGGATAAAAAAGACGATCCAAGCGCCGATCAAGATCAAAAATCACTCATGCAGAAATTAATAGATAAATTATAGCATTTCCTACGATTGCAGTTTCAAATGTAGTCTCCCCCCATAATCAATATATACACTATTATTATTGTGTATGCATACGTTTGTTGTTATTATTCGGTGATTATATAGTTATAGATAGTGTATGAGGGGGTATTAATGCCGTGTAAATTTGATCCACCATCCGTAACAGAAAATGAATGGTTGGAACATATGTTATGTCAAGCCTGTAGACATTTAACTAAAGAACAAATGATGAGTATTAAAGGTTTAGATATTTATTACGGATTACTAGATTGGTATATAAATCATTTAATGTTTGATGCTAGTTATTATCATCCTAAATCTGAGCATAATGCTCACACGGCACATAATAAACCGCCTAGCATGATTGTTATATCCGAACAAGAAAGAATTTTATATAACGAAAGACAATTACAACGTTGTTATCATGAAGCTAAACGTCTTGGATTAAAATTAATAATTAATGAAGAATGTACTAGGATTGAGTTGGGACAATAAGAATGACAGATGAAATAATAGACATAAAAAATGCACTCATAAAAAGACTAACTTATCACGAGCGCCGTAAAACTTCGCCATTGATGGCGGAGATATAAGGCGCACAATCGCAAAGCGGTTTTTTTAATTAGGCCGTCCTAAAAAACTTTGTTTTTTCATAGTTCGAGAATACAATGCATGACATGCTAATTCGTAAAGCCTTTAAATTTGCACTCATGCCAACTGGCGCTCAAGCCCGTAAAATGCAACAATTTTGCGGTTGTGCTCGTTTTGTATTTAATAAGGCGCTAGCAAAAAACACGCGATGGCCTACGTTGAAGATTTACAAGTAGCGAATATGTCTAAATCTGCAAAAGGTAATAGAGAACATCCTGGCCGAAAGGTAAAGCAAAAATCAGGATTGGATCGTGCCATACTCGATCAAGGGTGGTTTGAGTTCAGGCGACAACTCGATTACAAATTAGCATGGCATGGTGGCTATTTGATAGCAGTGCCACCTAAAAATACAAGCCGTCAATGTCCATCCTGCGATCATATCAGCAGCGATAATCGTAAGACGCAAGCCGATTTTCGGTGTGTCCAATGTAGATTTACTGCTAATGCAGATGAAGTTGGCTCAATTAATGTATTAAGGGCAGGACGTGCCCAGCTAGCCTGTGAAGTGAACGGTGCAGTAATGCCGTCAGCAGCAGGAACCCACCGAAGTGAGTTAGCAGTGTATCACTAACCACAGTAGGAATCTTCGGCCTTTAGGCCGGAGAGGATGTCAAGCGGATCAGAAAAAGAAATATGCGATGAATGGCACATATTTAGTGAAGCTTTTTCGTATGACTGTATAACATTTACTGTAAGTGGAGTAACTCACTGGATGCCTCTCCCCACCCCACCTGAGGAAGAAATAGGAATTCGAGAAATCAAAGTAAAATATTGCATTCACGGTATGCTGGGAAGTTGCAGTAGATGTGATGAGAAAGGAAAAGATAAAATTACAGATTGTGAGTGCAATTACCTAGCGCGCCGTAAAGCTTCGCCATTTATGGCGAGTGAGGATGTCAAATGTATTCTGTCCAGAAAAGGAAAGTGAATGATGAGTAATTATATACCAAATTTTACACAAGAACAAAAAGACTTCATTTGCTATAAAATTGGTGAATGGTATTTATCTGTAAAAGATAGATTAGTTAATTATCAAGATAAGACCCATAGACTTGGTTCTGCGAAGGAATTATTAAAAGCCATGGTTTGCGATGATGAGATTGAATATTGTTTATCTATAATTCAGGGATTGAAGGAAAGTGAATGATGAGTGAATTGGAACCTCGCCATAAGTGGCTTCAAAAACGAATAGATGAATGTCTTGATGAGATACATAAATCAAGAAAAGAAGAAGATTTCTATAGATATCAAGAAAATTTGAAAGACTTAATTGAAGAACTTCAGTATGTTTCAAACGAATGGATGAAATATTATCCAGGTTGATAATGATTGTTATGCGAAAGTATCAATTAGTTTAATTGAAAGTTGGATATGTGAAGGTATGAAATGCAAGGAATGTAAAAAGGAAATACCTGAAAAATTAAAATATCTCGCATATTATTGCAACGGTGAACCTGTTTACTGGAAATTATGTGATGAATGTATAAAAAAGGAATGGCTTGAATATAAAATTAATTATGAATTAACTACTGTAGAAGACTTGGCTAATAAATATAATGCTAAAATAATTGTCAGAAAGTTTTAGAAGGAAAGTGAATGATGAGTGAGATTGATATCCAAAAATTAATAGATATGAATTATAGAGTGCTTACTTTATTAGGAGTGGTCACTTCATTGCTTCTAGAGTGTAAAATTAATATGCCTAAATCTGAGCAATATAAATTCAATTGGTTTGTAGACGCATTAAATGATGTTGTATACAACGGTAAACCAATACCGAAATTTCCAGAGAAGCAATAATGATTGTTATCGATAAGGTATTAAGATATTCTTAATAGCTAAAATTTGAACAAAATAACGTAATATAACGTAATATGTATTACAGTATTTAATTAAAGATTGGAGAAATAAATGAAAGAAAATCGTTATGTAATAGTCAGAACTTATTCAGCTGGGGTATTTGCAGGAAATTTAGAATCAAGAAATGGAAAAGAAGTAGTTCTATTAAATGCACGCCGTATTTGGTATTGGTCGGGCGCGGCATCACTATCCCAATTAGCGATGGAAGGTACAAAAAAACCAAATGCCTGTAAGTTTCCATGCGAAGTTAATCGTGTTGAGTTACTAGAAGCAATTGAGATTTTAGATGTTACGGAAGATGCGGAAAAATCAATAAAAGGCGTCCCCGTATGGAAAGAATAAATATAGATTATAGCTCTGGCTATGGCGATGGCTATGGCTATGGCTCTGGCTATGGCTCTGGCTCTGGCTATGGCGATGGCGATGGCGATGGCTCTGGCCATGGCTATAGCTATAGCTCTGGCTCTGGCTATGGCGATGGCGATGGCGATGGCTCTGGCCATGGCTATAGCTATGGCTCTGGCTCTGGCCATGGCGATGGCGATGGCGATGGCTCTGGCTATGGCGATGGCGATGGATAAATAAAGGTACGAAATAATGAATGAAATAATAGTAGAAATGCCAGTTGATTGTTTAAATAGACATGAAATACCTAAAAAGAATGAAACTATAAAAACTGATTTTCCTGAAATGTTTACAATTCCACATGTATTAGAATCAATTTCAGAGGTTAATGTATATTATATGTCAAAAGATGAATGCCCATTCAATAGAGGAAATTGGATAATAGATATTGTGTTTGGCGGTCATCATATTCAATGTATAAAATTACCATCCTCAATGCCAAAAGATGCAGTAGATGAATTTATTAAGCCTTTAGTTGATGCATTGGAAAAGATAAAGATATCAAATGCAATTCCTGAATCATGTCACTAAATTAAGATATTAAAGCCCTTGGTTATTTTGGACAAGTAAGTTCCATTAAATCATGATCGTAATTTAAAAGGAGGACTCAAACAACAAGGGCTTCAACAGTGATACAATAACAAGTTATTATTATATTTTCAAGGATGAATAATATATATGAGAAGCAATCAAGGCGCTATTCCCAATAAATTCTTAGTTGAACCAAAAATGTCTCTAGAACAAGCTCAAAAACTATGGAATAACCTATCACCGGCACAAAAAGCACAGTTCAATGCGATGTTAGAAGAATTGAGAGAAGGTAAACTGATGTTACAACATGTTGGCGTTGATGATAACGAAGTCATACAAAACATTGTGCTTGAACAAAAAGATAAAATGAGTAAACCCACCCAACCATTTGCGAAATATTTCAAACAGGATGAATGAGGATAAAGTTAGAATTAATGATTAGAGATAATGTAGATGTAATACTTGATTCTGAATTTTTACCTAGCGCGCCGTAAAGCTTCACCATTTATGGCGAGTGAGGATGTCAACATCACACAGAGGACATTTGTGTGGTTTTTTAGCTAGATTAGTTTCACACATAGCATTATAACTATTTCTTATAGTGTCTGTTAATGAATTAATTTTATCGACTTTTTTTTCAAGTATATTTATACGTTCCATTAGGTCAGATGTATTAATAGTATTCGAATCTTTATTATACGAAATACTTGAGCATACCATACAAATGATATTTCCATGTTCGCAATATCTTCTCATTTCTTCTTTTTCCCATAAGCATGTATGCGTTTGGCAGAGACATGAGACATGCCTTCTTTGGTTTTCTTGGTTGAACCTAGAACTTTATTTGCCTTTGCGTCAATCTTTGCTTTAGATGCAGGACTAAGCTTACCTTTCTTTTCCATTTGTGTAGCACGTGCTTTTGCATTTGCTGCTCTTGCCTTTGTATCAATTGGATACTTTCTTTCTTTTCCCAAAGCAAATTCAGATTTAGGAAGATTATTCCTTTTTTTGGTAGTTAATTTTGTCATTGTTAACCTCTAAATAAGTAGATAATTTACCTAACAATTCAACAGAATCTTTCACTATTCCTAGCACTCTATTACATCTATCACAAATCCATCCTCTAAAATGACCTAATTCATGACAATGATCAAATACTATCCTAAATTTATTTTCATTACAAATTTCACAAAATTCTGGTTTTTCTCTTCCCGCGAGTTGCAATTTTTCTTTTCTTTTCTTATCATAAAATTTATTTAATCTCGCTTTTTCTTTTTCAGGATTACTTAATCTAATACAGGATACTTAGTAAAGAATCTCCTAGCAACGTTTCTTATCTTTCATTGGCTTCTTTTCTTCATGTTTCTTTGGCGTTTTCTTTTTATCTTTCATTTCATTGATAGTACGCATTAACGGTGCTCCTTATGTCTATGGGTTGATGATGCATGATGTTTTTGTTCGTGTTTGTGTTTATGATGATGTGGTTTTGCAATCTTATTGCCAGACTCATCTGCTTTGTTTAATGATGCAGCAACGGCTTGTTTCTGTGGATGACCGGCATGAACCATTTCTGAAATGTTTTCAGAAATAATTTCTTTGCTCTTACCTTTGTGTAATGGCATAGATTGTTTATCCTTTTCTTTAGTGCTTTTCATGGAATAATTTGGAGCATGTTGTGATGCATTGGTTGGCGCTGGTGTTTTAACACGACCTGCATATCTTACAAAGCTCATATATCACCTATACTCATTGTGTCTAAGTGTTGGATTAGCAGGATAGTGTTTCTGCTTATAACCTTTATTCTCTTGTGGCATAGTATCACCATTACCAAACTGTTCTTTACTGTTTGTCATACGACGCTTGGTATTTACTTCTTTGGGTGCAGATTCGTATGCTACTTTAGATTGGTCTCTTTCGTTATCCATTATAAATATTTCCCCAATACTCTTTGGACTTTATTAAAAGTTTCAGTATAAGTTATTTCACACTTATTTACTTGATCTGACAATAAGTTATTTACTTCTGTAACTATTTCATCCCAATGAGAATTTACATTAGAGTTATTAATAACACCCAATGCTAGTTTGTATTCTTTTACAAAGGACTTATGAGTACTTTCTAGTCTTTTATTTAATCTATCTAATTGGTCACGACATAAAACACTGAAATCATAATCCATTACTTTCTTCGCTCCATACCAGACTGATCCAAACCATGCACATTGTAATTCTTACGGGTTAATTCGTAGTTATTACGAAATGGTTCATCATGATATGGTTGTGGTTCAGATTGTCCACCAACTGCATGAGTCATTTCTTTGTAGCAACATTCATCAATATCGTAGCCGTTCTTTTTCATGGTCTATGTCTCCCCAAATATACATTTTTCCTTTGGTGCAGGCTTATTCATCCTGACTTCTTTCTGTACACAGGCACCTTCGTTACAGACTTCATTGATTCTACGGTCTTGGTCTTCCTTTTCTTTCTTAGGATTACCATTATCACCAGGTATTGGCATATGAAACTCCTTAAATATTACTAAAAATCCATATTAATCAACGATAGCCATGTTCTACATGGAACATGACACTGTTCACATATTGACTATTATCCACCATTATACTATTTTTTGCGATATGAAAATTTCTGGTTAGCATGTTGTTGTATCCTATGGTCAATGTTTGCAGATGTTGGTTGTGGCTTACCAGTTAGATCACTTTTGGGTGACTCTATTGGTTTTGGCGCACTTGTTGCAGCTTTGCGTTCTTTGACCATTCTTTCATGTAAACGGCCAACTTCAGCAGCTTGAACATGGGGGTCTGCAATCCTTGATATGCGTTCTAGTTCTTGGGGATGTAGTTTAGCTGCACCATATACAAACGCTGCGGGGTTATCTAGACTACGTGTTGCTAGCATCATATCATCTGTTATGGGTTTACCTGCTACTACGTCTCTAAAGTCAGAATAACGGTTCATGCCACTAGTGAACTTCTCTTGGAATTGTTCTTGCTTAGCGCGTTCTTGTTCGCGCCATTGTCGTTCAGCTACTTCACGTTGTCGTTCTTCAAGTCGTGTGTCTATGACACGGTTTAACTGTACTTGCCAGTCTTCTTCTGTTGTTTCATCACCTTCGACTGGCTGTTGTTTTGTATGCTGTTGTACGTGCGGTTGTTGCTCAGCAAACCTACCGCGTGATAATCTATCGCGAATCATAGCCTGTACTTCTTCTTGAGTGTACAGTTTGGGTCTTTCTATGGGATTACCATATTCATCAATAGGTGAATTATCTGAATTACTTGAATTATCTGAATTGATGTTTTTGTTATTTTTTGGGGTAATATTTGATGATGGGGATTGTTCTTGGTTTGAGTTTGGCTCATGTGTTTCTTGTTGGTTTTCTGTTGTCGTGTTGCTATCTACTTGATTACCAGATGGAATGTTGGAATATGCGTGTGATGTTTCTTGTTGTGACGGTGATAGCTCTTCTTGTTGGGGCGATAGTTCTTCTGATTGATGCATATTTCTTGGGGCAATTGTTGATGAAAATTGCGAAACACTATCATTATCTTGACCCTGTTGTTGCATCTCCCTAACTAAAATATCATCTACACTATGTGCTGCTTGTGATTCTACTGGCATACTCATTCATCCTTGTATAAGTATAGTTAAACTAAAACACGATTTTTATGTAACTATATATCATTTAGGTATTGTTTTATTTGTGTGATGATGCTCCTTTGGTGTGTGAGTTAATAATTTGATTAGGTTCTGACTATGATTGATTTGTAGGTCTGCACCTATGCGTTGGGCTTCACCTTGATATCGCAGTAGAGACTCTTGTAGCTCAGCTGCAGCTTCTTGTCTTTCAGCTTCAAGTCGTTCCCATTGAAGGGTCATGTCTTGATGAGTTTCTAATGCCTTACGTTGTATTTCAGCACGTTTCAATTCTAATTCTTGCATTTTACGTGCTGCTTCTTGTTGTGCTGCCTCTGCACGTTGTTGTAATTCTTGTTTCTTCAATTCCATCATCATCATTTCAGGATTTGGTTGGGGTGGTTTGGGTGGTAATGGTTTACCAGTCTTGCCCGCTTCGATTATTTCTGGTGGAACCATGGTACGAAGACGGTTCCTAATTTCCATATTATTGTCTATCGGTAGATTTTCAGCGTACAAATCAGCAATCATTGGGAATACACTACCGCCTTTATCAGCCATAAGTACTGATTGCAACGAATCGAGTGCTTCTTCTTTTTGTTCTTCACTACTAAGACCAGGTTTAAGACGTATCTTATATCGTCCTTGAGTCATGTCATTCATCGTACCTAGACCATAATCATCTAATGGTTTGTTGATGCTGATTTTTTCTTCTTGTGAATCAGGCATAGAAAGCGTTAGTACACGTTCTGTATCATAGACATTCGGTATCATTTCATTAACTATTTCACCAATGGTTGCTACCATTATTTCCAGAGACGTTCTAGATTTCTGTGTTGTTTTATTACTCGCACGATTACGTTTGATGATGGCTTTACCAGACGTTTCGTTACCATGTTCACCCATTTGTGTATCAAAAATACCAGTACCAGACTGTATATCCATAAGCGTTTGTTGGTATTGTTGTAATAATGAAGGTGATAATAATGGTGGTTGTAATTGTTCTGGTTTAGCACCGCTTGGTGTTTCATCATAATATAGTGCTCCATTAACTACAGATGGATCACGCCATTGTTGTTGAGCATCAGGACTTGCAGCACATTTTCTTGGCATGATGAATTGATCGTATCTGCTTATTTTCATTATGTAACAAGATTGTGTGAATAGATAATTTAAATATTTCTGCAAATCTTTAACGTCTTTGAAATATGATCGCGTTATCTGCTGACCTTGTTTAGTGTAATAGCTGTCTTGATCTAGAAATAATATAGGTAATAATTT